ATAGAGGACGAGCGCCGACGGCTCGTCGTTCAGCATCCTGTCGGGATATTGATAGAGAGGAACGTCGACCCCGTAGTTCTTTTTGAGCTGATCCTGGCCCTTTTGGTAGTTGGTGTCCCAGGTCAGTTGAACGTGGCCACGACCATAGTAAACGTTGTTATAGGGGCCGCAGGCCGTCCAATATTTCCCTGGCGGATTGCCGTATGGCTTGCCGCCGTTCTCCTTGACCGGCGTCATCTTCTTCCCCGTCTCATGAAAGACGGTGGCCATGCAGTAGGCGAGCCACTTATTGCCGTCGCGCGGATTGGGCCCTTCGAAAAACGTCTCCCAAACGTCGAGGAGATAGTTCATGCCGTCGACTTGGCTCTGAGAGAGAGAGCCGCCGAACAGGGAGGCGCGGACGCTGGGGAAGAACGTATCGCGGTCGATCATGGCCGGGCCTCGCTGCGTTGCGGAGGCGGGCCCTGGTCCCTATATCGGGGGATTGAGTTGGACCGGGTGCAACAATGACGAAGGCCTACGCGACGCGAATTGACTGGGACCGGGGCGCGAACTGGGTGATCCTCACGCGCTACGGCGAGGAGGTCGCCAAGATGACGCTGGACGACTGGATGGAGCTTTCCGCCGTCCGCTACGCGGCCGAGGAGCTTATGCAGACGGGGCATAGCCACCCCCCTGCTGAGACTGCTGGTACTGCTGCCACAGGGGCATAGTCGCCGCCCCGGCCGCGCCGACGCCGAGCAGCGGCGCTTTGCCCCGAATGAACTGAGAGAGCGCCTCGGCGGGCGACAGGCCCCGCACGTCGGCGGTCTTGTTGGCACGGTCCTCGACGAAGCCGATGAAGGGCTTCGATGCGTCTGAGGCGAGGCCGGTCTGCTGGCCGCCGCCAACCCACGCCGCCGCCTGCGCCTGGGCGGGCGTGAGCCCCGCGTCGTTGGCGAGGCCCTTGTAGTACTGCTCCATCGCCCCGTATTCGTTGGCCTTCGGCTGCGCCTGCCAGTAGGCAGGCTGCTTGAGGGCGTCCTCCATCGACATCTGGCCCGACAGGACCATCTGCTGGATGTTCTGCTTTGGCGCGGTCTTTGACGACTGGTAGGCCGTCTCCAGAAAGCGCGGGTCCTGCGAGAGGATGCTCGGCAGGCGGAAAGCGTGGGTGTCGACCGCGACCGGCTGCTGGTTGCCCATCAGGTCTTGGGCGAACGAGGCGGGCTTGGGATTCTGCAGCGGGTCCCAGCCGCCGCCCGCGACCGTCTGGGCGTTCATCTGATGCTGTCGCTGGGCGAGATGGCCGTAGGGCTGTGGGTTCGGCGTGCCCACATCCGGCATCGGCTCGCCATTCACCAGACGGTTGTAATAGTAGCTCGCGTTGCGGACGTTGGCCCCGACCTCGGAGCGGTTCGAGGTCGCCGCGACGAGGTCCATGTATTGTTTGAACTGAGGGTCGCCCTGCTTGCCCAGCTCGTCGATGAAGGCCTGCCGCAGCGGGTCGGCGTTGTACCAGTCGGCGCCCCCCATCTGCTGGCCGCGCTGGATCGTGTCGAGCATCCCCTGCCGCACGTCTGGATTGGCGATCAGCTCGCTCGTCCGCGCCGGGACGCCACGCGGCGGCGCGTAGCGGGGCAGGTCGAACTGCGGCACATCGGGGACCTTGCTCAGGTTCGAATAGTCGAAGAGCTTGCCTTTGGCTCCGATGGCGAGCGGCGCGGCGGCGATGCTCGTCGCCGTCGTTGGGCTGACATGTTCTCCCGGCTTGTCGAGCATCGCGGTAACATCGCGGCCGAGCTGCGGGGCGCTCGCGTCGAGGCTGGGCGTGGAGCCGGGATGCGTGGCGAGCCAAGAGGCGAGCTGCCCCGCGTAGTCCGTGCCGATCCCGTAAAGACCGCCCGCGACCTCCACCGGGTTGACCGGAAACATCGGCGTGTTGGGCGGGGGCATCGGCCTGCGAGGACTGCCGGGCAGCGGCGGCCCGGGCAGGTTGCCGAAGATGCTGTCGTCCCAGCCCGCCATCAGACGCGGCCCTGCCAGATGCGGAAGGGCGCGGCCTCCGAGGAGTTGAGGTAGAGCGCCCAGGCGCGCTCGTCCCACTGCTCGCGGACGCTGCGCTCGTAGACCTCGATGGGGATGCGGGCGAGGAGCTTGTTGACGCCGTTGTGCGACATCGTCTCGCGGTCGCGCGCGATCCCGTCGAGGATCTCGTCGAGGACCTGCTCGGTGTGGACGGTGAAGTCCTCAGGGCGGTCGTCGTCGGTGATGAGCGTGCGCCGCACGCCATCCGCGTTGCGGTAGGTCGTGCGGCGTTCGGTCACTTCTTGATGCCGTTGAACAGGATGTGCGCCAACGGGTTGCGCATTTCGACGCCCCACTCGCACACGATCATGCGCGTCTCGGCGTCGCCGACGCGGGCCATCAGGAACTGCCTGAAGGCGCGGAAGAAGGCGACCGCCGCGTAATCAGGGTCGATCAACAAACCCACGTCGGGCGCGAGCCAGCGCGACGGCGCGACCTTCACGCGGCCAAAATCCGTCGCAATAACATCGATCGTGCTCACCACTTCGGTCTTGCCGACCAGGACCTGCGAGGTCGAGCGGCCGGTGAAGGTGGAGATCGTGCGCTTCGGGCCGGGCGGGACGATCCACATCGTGGGCGAGCCGCCGTTGACGTAGGCCTGCTGCATCGCATCGCCGAGCATGACCTCGGTGATGGTCACCTGCGACCCGGCGGCCGGGGCCGCGAAGGCGTCGGTGGAGGCGACGGGCAGGCCGGTGACGACGGTGCCGGGCGCGACCGCTGCGGCGACGGTCGAGTTCTTGTCGACGGCGCGGCCGAGCCAGTGGGCGAAGGCTTCGGTGGTCCTCGCGGTGGGGCCGCTGTCATTGCCGTCGTTACGGGGCTGACGGGAGCAGAGGATGCTCTCCATGTCGCTTTTGAGGACCTTGGCGGCGAGGGCCATCTGGTGAGCCATCTCGCTCCCCTTGCCCGCCGCGTCGCTCTCCTCCTGCGAGCCTGAGACGGTGGCGTCGCGCTCGCTGATCTGCGTCACGTTGTTGCGGCGGATGGTCGGCTGGGACGGGCCGTTGCTCAACGCGAACCCTTCAACCTGCGCATTCGCCAAGTTGACGAGCGGCAGGAACTCGGTCTGCCAGTCGAAGATCCTGTTCTTTACATTGCGACGCCGGATCGCCGACATGACCGGCGTATCGAAGGGGTCAATGTTGTAGATGGCGTTGCTGAGATCTTCGCGGTTCGCCTGGGCGTTATAGGTGGTAAATGCGTTCGTGACCTTGGGCACGATAGTCATCCTTTCGGGCATGAGAGAATATCCGCCGTTCGGTGGCGGACTATTGGCTCTAGCCCGAAGGTCTAGACTATGGGCTCCAGTCCTAAGACTGGACGACTACTGTCGCGGGCGCAGCATCTGCGCGAACACGCCCGCAGCGTCATCGACGCGGCCGGTGGCTTGCAGCCGCCTCATCGCGTCGTTCATCCCGCGCTGGGCGCTATTGCCGACGCGCGGGGCCGATCCAGGCTGGAGCGCGCCCCCGCGCTCCGGCTGCACCGGGAAGGGTTTATTAGCCATCATGCGGTCGTACTTGGCCGCCTTGTGCAGGATCGAGAGCATGCGCTCGTCGTAGGTCGTGCCGATCTCGTCCTCGCTGAAGCCGTGGTTTATCGCGGTCTGCCGCATGCCGCTGATCGCGTGGTCGACCTCGGTCTGGTTGGCGAGCTTGTTCCTGGCGCGGAACTTGTCGAACTCGGCCCGCGCGTAGGATGCGGTCTGCTGCGCGCTCTGCTGGTAGGCCTCGCGCTGCGCCGTCTCGCGGCGCTGGCGGATCTGATTGAGCGTGCCGTAGACCTGCTTGAAGTTCTGTTCGAGCTGGCGGGCGGCGGCCGGGTCCTGCTTGTAGAGCTGGTCCCAGTTTGGCTCCTGGGGGATCAGCGCCGAGAACTCCTGCTCCTGGTGCTGGCAGAGCTGGATGTAGGCGTCGCGAGCCTGTTGGGCCTCCGCGCCGCGCTGGTCGATGGTCTTGGCGACCTCGACCATCTGGCGCATGCGATGGTTGAACGTCTCCTCGCGCTGATAGCCCCTGAGCGCCTCGTTGAGGCTGACCTCGACTTCGGCGCCGTCTACCTGGATCTTGTACCGGGGCGAGGCGTCCTCGCCGGGGTCCCCTTCGGCGCCGTCCCCCTTGTCTGGTTTTTCAGCGTCTGGATCGGCATCGTCGGGGCCTTCGCCGATCCGCTCGGGCGGCTGATCTTCGGCTGCGCCGTCATTGTCGTTGGCGGGGGCTGCAGGACGTTTCGCGGGCTTCGGAACGGCGTCCCCTTCTTCAGACCGGCCATCGGCAACTCTCCTCTCCTGTTCGAGCAGGCGGGGGTCCGCGCCGCCGTCGCGGGTGTCGCCCCGGTCGTCGCCTTCGACCTCGCGGGGTTGGAAGATCGCCTCCGGCTTGCCGGTCGAGACGAAGCGTCCCGACACGTCGCGCTGGCGCGTCGCCTGAGGGATTTCTTGCGCGAAAGCCTCGCGCGCCTCGTCCAGGCCTTCAGGCGCCATGGCTGGCGCTCCGCTGGGCGTCGAGGCGGTAATTGTCGAGGAGGTTGCCAAGCGCGACCGGGATCACGTCGAGGGCGCGCAGGCGGGCCGCCAATTCGTCCTGGCGCACGCCAGCGTGCTGCTGGTCGAGCAGCTCGTTGATCCACTGGTTGCGGAGCTGACGGTAGACGTGGCCGAAGGCCCGGTCGGACAGGAGAGCTTTGGCGGCGCCCGAGAGTTCCCGGCGCTCGCTTAAGTTCTCGACCTTCTCTCTACCGCCCAGCGCCGACATGTGACCATCGGCAACCAAGTTGTCATGGGGACAACTTCACTGGTTGCTTAGATGAATACTTCGATTTTAGCCTTCCGGCAAGCCGCTGCGCAGGCTCGGCGGCTTGGCGCGGAGACGAACGAACTCCGGCTTGCGGCCCTTCGGGAATATCTTTAGCTCGCCGTTCGGGGCTTCATAGGCATGGCCCGTTGGCGTATCCAGGTCAGGACGCCGCTGCCAGCCGAAGCTCTCCGGCGGGCCGCTCGATGTCTTTACCACCAAGGGGGTCATGGCGAGCCCTCGCCGCTCGGCGTCTGCGGCGTGGTCGCCTTGGCCATGTCGACCACGACCTGGGCCATGTCGACCTGATGATCGAGGGCGAGCCCGGCTTCCTGCACGCGGATCTTCTCGGCCTCGTAGGCCGCCTCCTGGGCGAGCTTCTTCTGCCGGAACGCCTCGTCCAGGGCCTGCTTCTGGGCGTTGGCCTGCTGGTCGCCCTGGGCCTTGGCGGTCTGCATCTTGACCCGCTCGTTGTTGGCCATCGCGGCGATGGTCATCGCGTCGGGCTCCTTCGGCGCGGTCTGCATCTGCTGGATGACTTGCGGCGGCGGCGTCTTGAAGTACCTCGACACGTTCTTGATGTTGGCGATCTCCAGCATGTCGGTGATCGTGTTCAGCATCTCTGGGATGCCGACCACCGGGTTCTGCGGCCCGAATTGTTGGAACACCATCGCCTGATCCTGCTTGATTTGCTGCAGGGTCATCATTCGCACCGTGTCGCTGCCCTTGCCGAGCGTCGGGTTGACCTCGACCGTCATGTCGGCGTCGAACATCGAGGTGTTGTAAGTCTGCCAGCTCCCGTTGATCTTCAGCGTGCGTTGCTGGTTCTCGTTCTCGACGATCTCGTTGAACAGGCCGTGGAAGAGATCGCGGAAGCCCGTCTCGGCCAGGACGCGCGCCACCAATTCGGTGCGCTCCTGCTGACCGTTGATGACCGCCTCGACGCCGATCATGGTCGATGACTGCAGGGCCTTCGGGTCGAGCCCGCGCGCGGCGTCGGAGAGGCCGGTGCGGCGCTGCTGCACGGCGTCGAGGTATTCGAGGACCGGCAGCGCCTGCTGACCGACGAACGGGGTGGCGGCGAATTGCACGGCGCTCGAGGGGTCGCCCCGCGTCCTGATCACCGCGCCCAGGTCGTCGTTGAGCGCGTCGTCGAGATTGGTGACCAGCTCGTTGACGACGGTTTTCGGGTTGATGCTCTCGGCGAGGCTGTCCAACACGCCGCGCGTCATGTTGGTCTTGATGCGCTGGATGTCGATGGTCAGGTCGGCGATGCTGTCGCCGACCAGGGTGTGGGCGATGGGGTCGCAGGAAAAGAGCGCGATCTTGATCCGGTTGGCGGGCTCGTCGCGGACGATCTCATGGTCCTCGCCCATGGTGCAGACGTAGCGCAGCTCGGGCACGCCGTCGCCGTCGCTGTCGGCGCGGATGTACCACTCGCCGTAGAGGACGCCGTCGCCGACGCGGGTCGACATGCCGCGCCCTGGATTGCGGATCATCGCCTCCATGGTGAAGTTGTGGACGTCCTGGGTCTGCAGGTAGTTCGCGGCGAGGTCGCGCGGGTAGCCCATCGCGGTCAGGTCGTCGATGGAGACGATGCGTTCGTGGCCGACGAGGCGGGACTTGGCGAAGGTCCTGGCGTAGCGGTCGAGGCGCATCTCTTCCGGCGGCACGCCCTCGACGCGGGTGATCGGCTTGTTCTCGGTTCCCTTGATGGTGACGTCGATGCCGCCGGTCGCGTTCTGCTTCAGCGTGCCGGGCACGACCTCCGCGCTCGGGTCCTCGGACATCAGCATCTGGAGCTGTTCCATGGTGATGTTCTGGAACTGCTTGCTCTTCGTCGTCTGGGTGTTGTCGGTCCACCATTTGACGAAGCCGGTCTTGACCGTGAGCGCATCCTTGAACGCGCCGTAGAGGGTCAAAAAGCCCGCGTTATCCTGCCAGAAAACATAATTGACGTAGTTGGTCGCCTGCTCGGCCATCGCGTCGTCCTGGGGGCTGCGCGGGACGAGGCTGACCACGTTCTCGGACGCGGCGAAGATGCGCACCAGGGATGGCAGCATCATCAGGATGGCGTCGCGCACGTCGGTCGAGATGAAGGAGCTTTTCGACGGGCCCTCGGTCGGGCCGAGGATCTCTTCGTAGGTGGCGTTGGGGTCCTCGACGATCAGCGTGTCGCTGTAGCCGGTGAGGCCGCCCAGGTTCGGCAGCATGCCGTAGTAATATTTCTGCGCTTCGTCGCGCTTGGGCGCCAGCACGCTATTCTCATAGTCGCGGCTGTCGGTGATCATCGCGTGGATGAATTGGCGGTAGGTGTCGGGATCGCCGGGGTCGTATGTGTTGGGAGTTCCGCCGTCACCCTTGAAGGTGAAGATGCGTTCGACGCCGTCGATGGCCATGGGCCAACTTGCTCCGAGGAGGCCTAACCGGCGGAAAGCCGGTCCCTTGGAGCTGACCGAATGCTGGCGACCTTATCCCGATTTCATAGGGCCTGTCATGCCCCCGATGATCGCGTGGATGATGAGCGAGCGCGGCCAGGGTCATTACTGGCTGCGGCCGAAGTGGTGGCTGTCACAACCCGAACAGCCTTGAGGCCGTCGAGCGCGGCGCCTGGAACGAGGCGTAGCAGTCCTGGCAGATCGGGCGGTAGTGCTTGCCGTCGACGATGAGGATGGCTGGGCAGTCGAGGTTCTTCACCAATTCGCCCTGGAACTCACACATCTTGGCGACGCTTTTGCCGCATCCGGCGCACGCCCAGCCGACCTCGATGTCGCCCTCGACCAGGATTTCGAGCATACGTTCATCGAACTCGCAGACTGTGACGCGGTTCTCGTAGAGCGGGCTCACACGATGCCCCTGATCTTGCGCCGCATGGCGCCGCGCCGGAGCATCGAGGCCGAGAGGCCGGTGACGAGGTGGAAGCCGACGGCTGCGGTCTGGAAGGCGTCGGCGCCGTGCGAGTGCGGTCCTGGCCCATGCACCGGCAGGCCCATCGCGCTCTTGTGGTAGCCGCGCAGCATGGCGAGGCCGGTCTTGCAATTGACCTCGTCGAAATAGGCCGAGCCGAGCATGGCGCGCGAGGCGTTGATGCCGTCCTCTTTCGAGCGGATGCGGGGCACGGTGATGATCGGCTCGCTGTGCGGGATCAATTCCTGCAGCGTGGCGCGGCGGCTCTTGGCGGTGGAGATCTCGCGCGCCTCGATGTCGTGCGGCAGCAGGTGACACTGGTACTGGAAGCCGCCCTCGGCCTTCTTCGTCTTGAGATATTGGGCCCAGTGGTCGAGGCCCTTGCCGACGCCCATGACGTAGTCGACGAAGTGGACTTCGCGGCCGACGTTCTGCCACGACCAGATCGAGCAATAGTCATGCACGCCGAGGTCCCATGAGGTG